ATAAGTTTTAGCAAAATATACAGGATCTGCTGCACATCTCATGAACTCCTCAATTTGTTCTTGAGTAAATTCTTGAGCAACGTTTGCTTTCTTTAAATTCGGGTTACCTAAGTAAATATCATCCATAATAAAATCTCCTATGTCATTTCATATTTACCAAATTTTAATGGTTTAGGTTGTTGTAAATTCATTTGCTTATCATGATCTAGGGTTTTTTTAACAAGTTCTAATGTTTTTTCTAATTGTTCTACTTTCTTCTCTAAATTTTTAGTTTTATTTTCCTCCGACTCGGAGGAGTGGTTCTCCTGGGTCATAGTCCGAAACTTTGTAATTCCAGAGTTTAGCATTAGGATACACTTTTCTCACTTGATCCTGTACTTCTCTGCGTGAGGGGGTTTTGATATGGGGGAAGAACATCTGAATACTGTACTGACTTCCTCTCCATGCCAACATTGCAGTTATTATATTTCCTGTTCTCCTTGGTATGTACGTGGATTCACTTACTCCTCCACCATTAGAGCCGTTAGCACTCCCACCATTGCTAGACTGGTAACCACCATTACCATTACCATTTGAACCATTCCCATGTCCGTTAGAAGATCCGTTAGATTTTTTGCCATTACCATTTTTGTTTTTGTTTTCGTCATCATTATCTCTAACCAAATACCCTAGACGAGTGGTATGATACCCTCTTGGAATTGGTTTACATTTCTTACTGTCGTTACAGTAATATTCACCTGTGGGACATTTTTTCATGTAAAGAGACGGACTCTGTTATATTTATTTATCTTCTTTGCATTCCTTAGCTAAATCTTCTGCCATTTGACCTCCAATTTCTGCTCCTTGATCCATTCCTACCATTGTAGCAGCACCAGCAAGAACCCATCCTACTATAGGAACAGATGCAATTCCAGTGCTAGTGACAGCAGCAGTTCCTAATGCACCACCTACCATTCTACCTGTTCCTTCTCCACCACCTTTCTTCTTAATACATGCGATATCTTCAACACTTAATCCACCCCCTTTACCTGCCGATGGAGAAACATAATATTGCTCATGTATTGCTACCTTCTTCTTACCTAATCCTAACAATCCAGCAGGTCTATCAACATGCTCAGATTTTACCAATACTCTTGGATCATGTGCTCTATAATTTATCGTATATCCCTCTTTATTTGCAATAACATTATAAGAAGTATATTCACCAATAGGTAGATCCAAATTAGGGAATGAATCCTTTCTAGAGATCATTCCTATCATACCTATGTGAGATATACCCACTAAAGTCCCTAGACTAATACCTATCCATTTTTTCATAATGACAACTCACTAGTTTATTATATAGACAGTTTAACTTACAGTAAGAGTTTTTGTGATTTTAAATACAGTTGAATCTGAAGATGTTGGAGTTGCTAAAAGTCTTAAGCTACCACTATTAATATCTGCATCAAACGTAGCAAGATTTACTCCCGTCCTTATAGTTCCAAATTCTGAGAGATATGCATTAGTTCCATCATGTAGAACATTTATGGTTGTCATTTGATAAGATGACCCTCTTGTAATCTGAACTTGATATTGTGCAGATCTGAATGTTGAAGCAGTAAAACTATCTACAGATGCTTGTGATGTAGAAGTTTTTGTAGATGATGCACTCTCAATTCTAACAACAGAAGGACTACCAAAATCTATTCCACTTCTAGCAGTTATAAGACCAACAACGTCTATATTAGTTACGTCTTCGTATGTAAGAGTTCCTCCAATAGTAACGTTACCACTGAAAGTTGCACCTACACCAGTAACATCTTGAACTGTAATACTAGGAGTTCCTGAGAGTCCTTGTGATGTAGTCGATATACCTGCTGTTTTTGCATATCCAGCATTTGTTGCATCAGTAGCAATTCCAGCAGTCTCTGCATAGGTTGCTATGCCAGCATTAGTGGCATAAGTTGCTATACCAGCAGTTTCTGCATAAGTAGCAATTCCTGCAGTTACTGCAAAGGTCGCTATACCTGCTGTATTTGCATATCCAGTATTACTACTTCCACTTTCTTCTGCAAACTTAAACTTATAAGGTGCGTCTAGGGAAGTATCTACTTTTAGAACATATCCATTATATGCATTTAAATTAGTGGCAATACCTACAATATCATCAAGGTATTGAAGTTTGGTTTCTCCACCACCACCGAATGATGCTAGTTGTTGTTGAACTCTATTTACAAATAATCGATAATGCTCTTGTAGTTGATCAAGAGTTACAAAATTTGTATCTAATGGAGTTAAAGGATCTTCATTATCAACCTCTGGTGGTTCTGCTAATAGATTCTCTTGAAGACTCTGTTTTTGTGCTTCCTTTAATTCCTTAACGATATTCCGCAGTTCACTAATATCTAAACCTGTATCAGTAAACTTACTTTTTAATTTTGAAAGATCTTTTCTTACATCTTTAATATCACTATCATAATATTTTACTTCTGGGAGATTTGTAATTTTCTCTTGCAGTTCATCAAAATACTCTTTAAGAGAAGTGGTAATAACATTTTGTGATTCAATATTTTTAGTATTAAAATCCTTTACCTTCTTCTCAATATTCTCCTTTAGAAGATTATACTGCCCTAGTATTTGCTTCTTTAATTTTCTGTCATCATCTTTAAGATGAAGTCTATATTCATGTATTTTATCAGAAGATTTCTTTAACTCTTCATATATTTTATCAGTAGTTTCCTTTAAATTTGTTTTAACAGTATCAACATCAACTCTAGATTCAAAATCTTTTACTTCAATATTTTCTGTTATCTGTTGAATTTCATAATTAAACTTATCCTTTATAGCATTTAAGTCATCATCATAATACTTAACTTCAGGAAGATTGTTAATCCTCTCATCTAGTTGAGCAACTTCTTCATCATAATATTTTACTTCAGGTAAATCAGATATAGTTTGTTTAACTTCTTCTATATCCTCATCATAATATTTTACTTCAGGAACTATTGGTATCTCAGATCTTATCTCTTCAATAGTTTCTGATATCTTTTCAAGATCATCATCATAATATTTTATTTCTGGGATGTCTGGTATATTATCTCTTACCTCATTAACAAGACCAACTAATTCTTTCCACTCAGGTCTTTTGATAATATCAATAAATTCATAATCCCTAAACTGCATATCAGGACTATATTCCTGAACAGAGATACCACCAGTAGTTTCTATTTCTTCTTCTACTTCCTCAATATAATCTTCAATAGTTGGTAAAGATTCATCAACTACTTTTTCTTCTATTGAAGGTAAATCTGGTTTTTCGTATATTACTTTTTCTTCTATATCTACAACATACTCTTCAACAGAAGGTAATTCTTCTATAACTTCTTCTTCTGTTATAAATTCATCGACTGATGGTAATTCTACAGATTTCTCCGTAAAATCATCCAACGACGGCAATTCGTCTTTCGGCATTTTATGAGTATGTTAATACTTCAGGATTTCTCTCCTCTTTTTATTTATTCTGTTCCTTCACTCCATTTTTTAATAACTTAGCTAGTTCTGCTGTGGAACCAACAAAGAGTGCATTATTAACTGTATTTGGTCCTTTTTGAGGACTATCTTCCTCAACATCTTTTAGTTTCTTCTGAAGATCCATTAACTTATCAGTTGCATCAGAAACACTCTTAATCAACTGTCCTGCGACCTCATATGCCCTTGGCATCTCACTATCCTGTGCTAGTTCAAGAATACCATTAATTGCTTCCTGACCCTTTTCTATGATGCTATAAAGATTGCCACGAGTATACTCATAGTCTTTTGTTATATCATCTTTAGTAAGTCTATCAGGTCTTGTTATACCAACGTTAGTCACATTAGTAAGTTGATCCTTCCTAGTAGTACAACCTCCTTCTGGAGTATCACTTACTTCCGAAGGTGTTATGTTAAAAGCATCATCTAAGTTGTTTTTCATTATCCATTCCAAGTAGAAGTTCCACTAAATCCAAAGTCATCTCCTTCCTCTACTAA